AGGTATGGGAAGGGATTAAGACCACCATCAGCAATGCATGGTCTGCCATCCAAACAAAAACTAGCGAAATATGGAATGCCATAAAAGTTTTTGTGAGCTCGTTATGGAATGGTCTTAAGTCTCTGGCCGGCAACCTATTTAACGTCATTAAGACATCCATCAGCACGGCCTGGGAGAATGTTAAGAGCAAGACATCCGAGATATGGGAAGGTATCAAGGAATTTGTTTCAGGCCTGTGGGATACAATCAAGACGGCAGTGGATGAGAAGTTCACGGCCATGAAGGACGCGATTACCGGTGCATGGGACACGGTAAAGGAAAAGACAAAGGAGACCTGGGACGGCATCTGGGAGGATATAAAGGGCATCATCAACATGATTATCGATGGCGTGGAGAACATGGCTAATAGGGTCATTGATGCAATCAATGCCATGATAGAGGCCGTGAATGATGTGGCCGATAAAATACCTGGTATCGGAGCGGAGCTCATCCCTAAGATTCCAAACATACACCTCCCGCGTCTGGCACAGGGCGGGTTCGTCCGCGCCAACACGCCGCAGCTGGCCATGATTGGCGATAACCGGCACCATGGTGAGATCGTGGCGCCGGAGGATAAGATGCAGGAGATGGTTGACCGGGCAGTGGCCCTGGCCTCCCAGCAGAATGGCAGCAACATGAGCGAGTACTACCTGGGCATGATGGTGGAACTGCTGAGGAACATCATAGACCTGATAGAGCGGATGGACCTGACGGTCAATATCGATATCCGGGAGATAAAGAAGAAATTAGTGGAACTGGATAAGCGTAATGGATATACCATGCGGACTACATAAAGGAGGTGGTTCAAGTGCCAATCTATATCAACGGACATGAATACCCAAACTATGACCGGGGGCCGGGACTTACCATTGCCACGAATGTGAACCAGGGCAAGAACGCCCTGGGGGAGTTCGTGGGGCAGCGCGTGGGCCGTGACCAGGATAAGATTGACGGCCTGCAATGGTCCTATCTGGATGCGAGGACCTGGAGCAGCATCCTGAAGGAGTTTGAGGAGTTCGTGGTGACGGTCAGGTTCCCGGACATGAAGAATAACTGCTGGAAGACGGAGCGCATGTACCCCGGGAACCGGACGGCCAAGATATGGGAGATGGGGCCGGACGGACTGCCAACCATGTATAAGGACTGCAAGGTGAACCTGATAGACTGTGGGGTGGTGGAGTAATGCAGGCAGCAAGTAATGAATATAAGGACATGATGCGCAGGAAGTGGCGGAATCCCATTTCCCATCTCCGTATCAGCATCGGTCTGATTAACCAGCAGGCCCAGGCGTCCGCCTATGTCCCGGAGCCTGATGGATACACATATTATTCGGACCTGGTGAAGCCCATGGATAACTACAAGGTACAGGAGTTATATGCAACCTGTGACCAGGATTATGCCACGGTGGATGGCAGCATGTACTTCCTGCCCCGGGATGTAGCAGATGTGGTGCTCAACCAGGGCATCGTGACGGACGGCATTCGGGGGACAATAGAGATATGTTTTCCGGTACAGTACGACATTAAGGGGCTGACCGTGGAATTTGGCAAGGCGTACCCTGTGGATTTCAGTATCATATCAGATGGCAATGCCGTAGAAGTAACCGGGAATGCCAGCGGGCATTATGTAACGGAGGAGATATTTCCAGCTGCAACCTTCCTCCGTTTTGTGCCGTCTGTCATGGCTAATGGACAGAGCAGACTGCGTATTAACCAGATAACGATGGGAATAGGCATCTATTTTGACAGCAAGAAGATACTGTCAGCCACCAAGAAGGAGCATATCAGCCCAATATCTGAGGAACTGCCTACCATTGATTTTGATGTGACAGTGGATAACAAGGACCGTGCTTACGATGTGGAGAATGAGGAGAGCACGGTAAACTTCCTGGAGATTGGCCAGAAAATCGAGGTACTTTATGGCCAGACACTGGACAACGGGTCTGTTGAGTGGATACCCGGGACCACGCTTGGGCTGAGGTCATGGTCTGCGGATGACACTGAGATGGATTTCCAGGCATCCGATTGTTTTGACGGGATGGACGAGACCTACTATGGTGGGCAGTATCATCCGGATGGAATGAGCCTGTATGATATGGCCGTGGATGTTCTGACGGACGCCCAAGTGGATTACCGGGAGTACTGGATAGACCCATACCTTAAGGATGTGATGGTGACCAACCCAATGCCGGCCGTGGCGCACAAGGAGGCCCTGCAGCTGATAGCCAATGCAGGCCGGTGCATATTATATCAGGACAGGGCCGGGAAGATTTTCATAAAATCCAGTTTTGTACCGGACATGGAGGCCGCATCCGATAATGAGGCATATTTCTCCAATGCCGCGGCAGTGCTGGACCACACGGAAAAGGATATATATGCATTGCCCGGCCAGGGCCATACCGGCGCAGACGGGACGGTATATTTCTTGCCAAGACAGGCGGAGGGTGCTGTCTATCTGAATACGGGATACATATCGGAAGCAGTGGCTGGCACGGATGGGCTGTTTGCGGATAACCCTACAGTGGGCATGACCATGGAGGCGGCATACAAGTGTTTTGGGCTGACCCTGGAATTTGGCCGGAACTGGCCGGATACGGTCGTGTTCCACGCCTATTACAATCATACACTGATGGAGGATTACACGGTTTCAGGGCTCACCCAGACCTATGTGGTCAGCCATGAGTTCCCGGAGTTCGATTACCTGGTGCTGGAATTTACCAAGGGCTGTCCAAACAACCGGGTTACCTTGGACAACATAACCTTTGGGGACAGCACGGATTACGTCCTGGAATATGGTGTGGAGCTGACCAAGACGCCCAAGGGCACGCAACTGGCCAGGGTCAGGGAACTGCAGGTAATACGGACCCTGTTTGGCCTGAGTGCTGAGGAGCCAAAAGAACTGGTAAGGGAGACCATAGCGGTGACGGAACAGGACAACCAGTATACGTTTTACCTGACCAATCCCTCCTATGGCTTTTCTGTCGCCATCACTGAGCCATCGGAGGGACAGACAGCAACAATCCTAAGCAGCAGTGCCTATTACGTCACAGTAGGGCTTACAGGTATCGTGGGGGCCACCGAGGTGGCTGTCATGGGTAAGGAATACATCACTACACGGACTAAGGTCAGCCGGCAGCTCAACCCGACGGGCAGCCTGGAGACATGGGAAAACCCATTGGTATCCAGCACGCTCCATGCAGCCAATCTTGCCGACTGGATAGGGGACTACCTCAAGTCAGACCGGGAATACGACCTGTCTTACCGTGGGGAACCCAGGATGGATGCCAATGACATTGCCTTCCTGGAAAATAAATATGTACCCGACCTCTTAATCAGGGTGACGGACCATACCCTGAAATTCAATGGCGGACTTAGCGGTACCATCAAGGCAAGGAGGGACATGAGTTATGTGGCAACAGCCAAAAACAGACTGGCAGGCCAGTGATTATTTTAATATCGGTGACTATAACCGCATCAAAGGCAACATCAATGAGATACGCGCCCAGGCCCTTACCCTGTGGCCAGACTTTGAATTTGAGGAAATGGGGGAGGATAAGACATATCAGGATTATGGCTTCCATGCAGACGAGATTAACCGCTTTGAGGCCAACATAGACCATGTCTGTGCAGGGACATATCCTTTTGCGGTAGGGGAGAGCCGGGAGTACAGGGACAATACCCCATTCATTGATTGGCAGGAACTGAACCGGATTGAATCGGCCTGCCTGAAGATATATAGGAACATATTGGGAAGGGCCGAAGGAATCAGGCGCCTGGCTTTCACGCTTAATGGAGGTGCATTTGAGTAATGAGTTTGAAAACAGATTATAGGGACGATATATATGAAGGTTCCAGGCGATGGAGGATAACCCAGAACGAGGACGGGACCTATAATATATCCGATGCGACATCATATACCCAGAAGGGGGATAAATTTGGCCAGAATGATATCAACGCCATCACGGGCGAAATCAACCGAATGACCCGCGAGGTCGACCTGACCCTCCGGGCATCCGGCTGGAGCGCGTCCGCCCCATATACGCAGACGGTTGACGTCCCTGGCCTTAAAGAGACAGATAAGGTGCAGATGATGTCTGCCATTAAGACAGATACAGCAGCGGCAACGGCGGATATATGGGATAAGATGGGGGCATTGGTCAAGGCCGGGAAGGCATTGGATGGGCAGGCTGTGTTTTACTGCCCGAAGAAGAAACCGACATCTGATTTTAACATCAAGTTAGTGGGGGTGAGCGCGAATGAGTGATATCTGGATACCTTATGGTGGAGGGGCCGACCTTGACCCGGTGACGGCCACGGCTACGGATGTGCGCAAAGGAAAAACAATTGTTGATAAGGATGGGAATCCGATAAGCGGCACCATGCTGGATATCGCAGGGGGGACCATCACGCCGACAACGTCCCAACAGACGTTAAATGGCGGCGGGTATCTGACAGGTGATGTAGTGGTACCGGGATTTACACCACCGCCCGCGAACGTGATAAAAAAGGGATATGTGCTCAATGTGTTTGGAATAAAGATTACGGGAAGCTGGGAAGGGTATGTGCCGATATCAACTGACCTATATTACAAAGGGGCAAACACTGCCAATTTTAAATTTGGTGCAGTACTTGGTTATAAGCAGAATGGCTCTGTTGCATTTGATACTGCTCAAATAACATGCGAAACCGGAATGGGTGGCGTGTATGCCTGTAGCTGTTTATACCCCAGCGCGGCATACAACCTAACGCCTTACAGTTCATTGAAGGTGGATTTTAGGAATGGTCTCGGGAGGATTGATGCATCAGCAACTAAGTTGCTTTACGGGGCCAGCTTATCAGTTTTATGCGAACGTCCATTGGTTGCAACCATAAGTGGCAATACATTATCATTTGACATCAGCAATATCAATGCAACGAGATACTTAGCGCTTTATCTATACGGGACTACAGGTAGGGCTACTTTTTACCTTGATAGGATTTATTTTACGTAATAGCAGCGGGACACCAGGATGCTTAAGCCAAGCGAATCCTATTGATATACGTATCATAAGTTGTACTATTGATGCTAATTAATGCGCCAGTCGGTATTGTCGTTACCGCTTCGATTCCTAAAGTCACAGAGGACTGGGAGACTATACCTGCCACCGATATGGAACTAGGCGTCATGGCGGATGATGACAATCGTACGGTCATTGTATAGTAGCTTGAATAGGAAAGGAACCTGCCCTCCAAAATCAGCTTTGTGTATGAACGCACATCATATGCCTTTCCAAAATACAGGGCGTTTGAATCTCTTTCGCTTAAATATAAGCATTGTATTTTTGTATTCTGGAATTGCCATTTATTTTGGTCCGCTATGGTAAAACCAGCAGGATTTGTACCGTTATAATACAGGTCCCGTGGTTCCGGTACCCACCCCTCAAAGCTTCCCGTAATCTTTATTATCACGAGATAAAAAATACGGCTCATAAAAATGGGCCGCTTATTGAGACTATAACACACAAAGGAGGATTAAACAATAAAATATTTAAAGGATTGGGGGTGTAAGAGATGGGTAAATTATCTGGGGGTTAGACAGCATTGAAAGTTTGAGAATATAAAATAGAAAAGAGAGGTATATAGAAATGAAATTTTTAGATAAGTGCAATGCAACATATGCAACGGGAGTAACAGTCCTTATAGCCATCCTGGGACCATATTGGTACATATTTGCAGGGTACCTGCTCTGCAACGTCCTGGACTGGCTGACAGGCTGGTACAAGGCCAGAAAGCTGGGGAGGGAGTCGAGTAAGACAGGCCTGAAAGGCATCCTGAAAAAACTGGGCTACTGGGTAATCATCCTGGTATCCTTCCTGATGCCGAAATTATTCATCGGCCTGGGACATGACATCCTGGGGCTTAACCTGGATTTCCTGCTGTTCTTAGGATGGTTTACTTTAGCTTGCCTGCTGGTCAATGAAATACGCAGTATCCTGGAGAACCTGGTGGAATGTGGTTACAATGTGCCAGCCTTCTTAATCAAAGGCCTGGCTGTGACAGAGAAACTTATTAATGCAGAGACCGAGAAGGTCAACTAAGAAAGAGAGGTATATATCATGGCAGTATTAAGAGGACATGCAGACAAGAGGACGGCAGAGCAGAGGGCAAATGACTTGGCGCAGAAGGCAAGGCCGAAGGGGGCGCAGGATAGGACAACCGTGACCACAGGCCCGGCTACCGGGAAAGAGGATGAGCGCGCTGTCGGGACGGAGGATGCCCAGTAGTTGCGATATCGCAACTTGTGACGTCACAGCTTTTCATGGCCTGGGAGTAGTCCCGGGCCTTTTTTGGAGGAAAACATGAAATCAATAAACAAGGTTTTATCCATTGCTCGCCAGGAGATTGGATACCTGGAGAAACGCAGTAACAGCCAGCTTGACAGCAAGACCGCCAATGCTGGCAGCAGCAATTACACCAAGTATGCCAGGGACCTGTACCCATCCCTTCAGGGGCAGCCGTGGTGTGATATGTTTGTGGACTGGTGCATGGTTCAAGCATTTGGCCAGGTGGCGGCCAGACAGCTTCTGGGAGGCGGTTTTTCAGCCTATACCCCCACATCCGCGCAATACTACAGGAATAAGGGCCAGTACCATAAGGACAACCCTCAGCCAGGCGACCAGATATTTTTTAAAAACTCCCAGCGCATCTGCCATACAGGTATCGTCTATGAGGTCACTATGACCAAGGTTAGGACCATCGAAGGTAACACCAGTTCTGGTAACGAGGTGGTTGCCAATGGCGGAGCGGTATGCTGTAAGGAGTACAGTTTGGATAACAGCCGTATTGATGGTTACGGACGTCCTGACTGGTCCTTGGTGGAGCGACCGGAATATGAAGTAGGATGGCACCATGATAGTAATGGCTGGTGGTATGCATACAGCACTACAGAGTATTACAAGGAGTGCTGGCAGATAATAAACCATCACAAGTATTATTTCAACCCTGACGGGTATGCACTGACCAATTGGCATGTAATTGATGGCAAGGATTATTACTTTGAGCCACGGGCGGGGCATCCGCTGGAATGCGCTTTGTATGTGGCGCCAGAGGGAGAGCAGTACATAGGGGAGTTTTAACCGGATAAGGATAGGACGCTGCAACGGCCGTTTTTGGACGAATAAAACAAGCAGGACTGGTCGTTTAAAACCGGTCCTGCTTAATATAGATAGTCTATGTATAATTATCAGAAAACAAAGAGGAAGTCAATGCTCCCAATATTCTCTAAAATCAATCTTTTTATACAGAGTATATAACCCTTCTTCATTTAATTCATCATACAATTTAATGAACCCCTGTTCTTCATAAAATTTATGGAACATATGCTCTCTACATTCTAACACAATGAGATTACCTCCAACCACTCTGGCAGCTAAACTAATTGCATGATAAGTCTCATTTAATATCTGTTGTCCCGTCAAATCGTCACCTTTGTATCTATCACATCGACCTAGCTGTCCAATTAAAAAAGTTGGAACCGAGCTCAAACTATCCCTTCCGGGATATTCACCCAATAGCTTTCTTTTCTTCTTTTTCGACAAAGAAGATATATCTAGTGATTTTTGTGCGATTGTGAAATAGGCTATAATATCAAAATCCCCTTTTTTTAATCTGTCTGTATCAATAAACAGATAAGTCTTTCCATAATTAGTTTTTTCATATGGAATTGCTTTATGCAGTAAAAAGTTCTCTAAGTCGGACTCGCGTTGACAAGAGAACTTTTTAAATGACTCTTCAATTAATTGTTCTTCATACTCTTTACTGAGTATTTCTCCCAATGGCACGATTTTGTAATCTATCATCTATTTTATCGGTTTAGTGCCTTTAAAATACCACTTTTTAAATCTTTTTCCTGTGTTAAATGGGCCAGATTGGAATGAAAATCCTTACGCAATGTGGGAGTCACTGCCTTTGTCATTTCGTGTACAAATTCACTTGATTTTTCTGGCCTTACTGTAAATTGTTTCCCGAACGTTGATGTTGCCATACACCCTCACCTCCTAAATTTATAGGTGTACCTCCTTTGTAAGTACACAAAAAGAACGGTATAAAGGCATATAAATTGCCTTGCCGTTTCTTAAGTACACTTTTATTATACCTTAGTTTATCCAAAAATCAAGAGAACGTGCGTACTTTTATCTGAATTTTTTATGATTTTTTTTCCCTTGGAGTTTAAAAACCGCCTATGTAAGTAGCATTCATAGGGCCCTGACGAGGACAAATGCATGATTATGGATGCCAGGGGAGGGCTCCGGATTGCGGAAGAGTATGATATGGACAATCGGCGGTATGTGTTTGAGTGGTAAGACAATAAAAGCGGCGGGGATTATTCCTCGCCGTAATCTACAAACTCTAAATTTTCTAAGGCATAACGCATGGCCATGCTTATTAATTCATTGCGTGACCGGTTGCTTTTCCCGGCCAGCTTGTCATACTCTTCCTGCAATTCCCGGTCGATTCTTATTGTCATAACAATTTTGTTGTCTTTAGAATTAGAATTTTTGGGGCGGACAATAAATTTTTTATCCATCTGGCATACCTCCCTGTATCACAAATTATATGTTCTATCGGAAAGTATTGATATATTACAAAATAGTATTATATAATATAA